GACGTGCCGCCGTGGTTCCTCTTCAACGACAAGAACGGCAAGTACAACACGACCCCGGCACAAGCGGGCGAAGACGTTGTCAAGTACCTGTTTCGGTTGCTCATCGAGCAAGCCGAGGATGAACTCATCAAGTTGCTGTCGGACGCGGAGCAGGATGCAGGATTCACCATCCACATCGACCCCGCCGCCCTCATTCGGGGTGACGTTGCCATGGAAGCAACCATCGTCACCCAGTTGACCGGCGCTGGACTCATCAGCGGCAATGAAGGCCGGCAGGAACTTGGGTGGCCGAAGTCTAACGACCCCGAAGCGGACAAGTTGAAGCAACGGGGTGACACGGCACCGCCGAAGGCAACGACCGAGCCGGTGAAGAACGCCAGCAATGTGAGCGTTGAGCACTTCACCGCCCTCATCGCCGACGCCGCCGGACGCGTTGAGACGAAAACCATCAAGGCAACGACCAACGCCCAGAGCAAACACACGGGCGAAAGCTTCACCCGTTGGGGCAATGTGTTCGCACAGGAGCAGGAGAATCACGCCACCGAGGCACTGGCCCCAATTCTCTCGGCCGTTGCCGCCGTCACTGGACGGACGTTTCCGCCCGACATCGCCATGAAGATCGGCGCGAGCTACGCCCAGCAACTACGCACGCACTACGCCCGGACCGTACGCGCCGAAGCTTCCACCGCCCCCGACCTCAAGACCATCACCCTGAACGCCATGAAGGACCAGCCCCATGATTAAGCCAAACGACCGGCAGACATTCGCCAGCCGCACCACGTTCCACAACAGCAATGCCCGCTTGGCAATTAAGCGGGCCAAGTTTGCCGACGGCAACGACGGTATCACCGTCACCGGTTACCCGATCGTGTGGAACACCCTGTCCTCAGATCGCGGAGGCTACAAGGTGAAGCTTGCGAAGAACAGCGCCACCTTCAGCACGCCGACGCTTGCGTTGTGGCATCACCAGTTTGACAAGCCCTTGGGTGGCACCGTCAACAACACCCTGCGCATTCTCGCGGCCGATGATGTTGGCGTGCCCTGCGAAATCGACCTTGACATGAACACCAGCGCGGGGAAAGACGCCTACGCCTATGTCAGCAGCAAGCTTGTAGGTGGTATGTCGTTTTCCATGGTCAATGGCTTTGAGAGCTATACTGAAGATGACGAGGAAGACGGGTTTGCCATTCTCAACGTCTCTAAGTACACCGTTGACGAGGTTACCATCACACCGATTCCCGCCTTCGCTGAAACCAGCATCGCCCCCAAGCCGGAAGAGGAAGCCGACCCGGGAACCCCGCCCGTTGCCGGAGGCATGAACCAGGCAACGCCGAACCGAGTGTCAGCCTCTATGAAGCTGCGAGCAATTAAGCTTGCCATGCTGAAAAGATAAAAAAGGATTCCCGAGAGGGACCGCCGAATAGACAAGTGACGCCTTAACCAGTTTCCAGATTGCCCGGCAGAGTTTCGCGGCATGACGGGACCAATCAGGAAAAAACACAATGCCAGTTGACCTCAAAACGCTCCGGGACGAATTCACCACCCTGCACACCGCCGGTGAACTGCTGGTGAAGACGGCCGCCGACGCCAAGCGGGACTTCACCGCCGACGAGAAGACCACTTCCGACGCGCAGTTTGCCCGCATGGCCGAAATCAAGTCGGTTCTGGACCGGCAGGCCAAGCTCGCCGAATTCGCCTTCACTGCCAAGACGGACGCCGTGGAACTGCCCAGCGCGCCCGCTGGCCAACCCGACGTTATCAAGGTGAACGACCGTTTCGACGCGGCCGACCGTTCCGACATCGCCGCGATGATTGCCAAGGTGGGTGGCCGCAAGGTATACGCCAAGGCAGTCAACGACTGGATGCGAACCGGCAACCTTGACCAGCGGTTTGCAACCATCACCGGCTCGACCGCCTCCGGCATCCTGATGCCAACCGACGTGATAGCGCCGAGCACTCCCATCGCGATGAACGTCTTCCGTGAGGCCCTTCAGGCATATGGTCTGGAACCCTGGAAGACCCCCAGTACCCGCAACATTGCCCTGCCCATCTACACCGCCGTCGCCGGCTCGACCGTTTCAGGGACCGCCACCAGCGAGACGGAACAGGAACCGACGCTCACCGAGAGCATCAACAGCATCATCACCACATATCACTCCGGCAATTTGTGGTTCGAGAACCGGGAACTCATGGCCGTTGACTTCGACCTGTTGAGCGCATCGGTGCCGGCCATGTCCTACAGCAAGGAACTCGCCCTGGAATCGGCGACCATTACGGCGCTTGTCGCCGACAGCGCCATCACGGCGAGCGTGGCGACCGCCACCGTCAGCGGATTCACCTACACAAACTTTGTCAGCCTGAACCGTGTGCTGCCCAAGCGCTATCAGGCCAACAAGGTCATCGTGCTTTCCAAGGCCGCATACAGCGCCGCTGAGAACCTGACCACCACGACCGGCTTCCCCTTGCTGAACCAGGACGCGCAGAACCAGCAACTGAAGCGGTTCAACGGCACGCCCGTGGTCTACAGCGAGTATCTGGCAGCCTTCGGCGCAAACAACGTGGTGGGACTGGTGTTCAGTTGGATCGGTGCCCGTCTCCGGGACGCGGGCGAGGGTGACATTCTCCAGCGCTTCACCCAGACCGCCAACCGTCAGGGTCAGACTGGTTGCGACCTCTACGGCTACCACAACTTCGGCTACAGCCCGCTCGCGGTGGCCAAGTTCACCTGCCCGGCATCGTAATACAACACCAACCCACCCCGGCCGGCCGGCTCACTCCCGGCCGGCCGGCTTATGCCCATGAAACTGAAATTCCTTGAACCTGCGGCCGATCCTGACAACTGCTTTAAGCAGGGTCACACGTACGACTTCATTGACACCGCCAAGGCCCGGCAGTTTCTCGACCACGGCATAGCCGTTCCCGTCGAACAGCAGCTTGAACAACCCAGGCCGCCGGCAGTGACCCAAAGCCGCCGCCGGAAGGGAAAGCATGAAGTGGACGCAATCCCAACCAACGCCTAGCGCCATCTGGACGACGGACCAGCTTGCCTATCACTTGCGGCTGGACCCGGACGTAGCCCAGCAAGCCAGCGAGCAAGCATTCATTACCGACTTGCAGGCGACGGCAGTGGAGTATGCCGAAACGGCTATGGGATGCAGCCTGTTGACGCGGGCGGTCACCGCGACGTTCTATGGCCCGAACGCCCCGACGAATTTCGGGTATCTGTACGGCCACAACTGGCAACACCGTCTCAGGCTTCCACGCGGGCCGATCCTATCGGGCATTACCTCAGTGACCGACGCCAATGGGACCATCGACTCCAGTAAGTATCACCTTGAAGGTGAAGGCAGCACCGACCTGTTACGAATCACAATCGGATACGTCGCTCCGGTGACCGTCGTTTACACCGCCGGATACGGTAATACCGCCAGCAGCGTGCCAGCGGATATCCGGCAGGCACTCAGGATGCACATAGGCACCCTGTATGAGAACCGGGAGTCAATCGGTGTCGGTAAGTCAGCGGATGCCATCCCGCACAGCTTGCAAGACTTCTACCGAATCAAAGCCCGCAACGTGCCGGTGGGATAAGAATGGAGAGCGGACAGCTTCGGAAACTTCTGACCATCGAAAGCCCCGTCAGCGCCCAGGACAACTACGGCCAGGACGTGCTGGGGTATGTGTTCGTTGCCACGGTATGGGGCAGCATCAATACCCTTTCCGGCAGGCAGCTTGCGTTGAGTCAGGCCAACACCATCACGGCGACATCGACGCACCAGATTAGGATTCGGTATCGAACTGGACTATTGCCGACGCACCGCATCACCTATGAGACAAGCGGGACGTTGTTCGCCTACATGACAGACCAGCAGTTTGCCGTGTTGACCAGCGCCCAGTTTGCCGCCCTTGTCAGTACGTCCCCGACGCCGCCCCGGCGGTTCGCGATAGATACCATCAGCGACCCCGAGGAACGGCACCGTGAACTTGTGTTGACCGCAACGGAGATCAAGGCGTAATGGCGGAAGGGCTTCACATTTCGGGACTGCGGGAGACGCAAGCCAGGCTTCAAAGCTTGGGTCCGCGCGTCGAGAAGCGGGTTATCCGAAAGGGACTTCGGCAAGGAGCGAAGATCGTACTGGCAGCCGCCCGCGCCGAAGCACCAGAGCGAAGCGGAAACGTCAGGCGCAACCTGAAGATTCGCAGTGGCAAAGGCAGCAAGGGAACGATTGCATTGTCGGTGGGAGCAGCCGCCAAAGACTTCAAGGGGCCGGCTTTTTATACCGGTTTCCTGATTTACGGCCACCACGTCGGCAGCCGCAAGCTTGGGGACAAGCGAAAGTTCGTCCCCGCCAACAACTTCCTTCAACGTGCTTACGACGGCACCAAGGAAGCGGCGGCCGAAAGGACCGTCGCCGCGTGGGTTGAACTCATCGACCAGGAAGTGAAATCACAATGACCATTGCACCCACAATGCTTGCCAAACTCACAGCAGACCCCAACACGCTTGGCATCGGCACGCGCGTCTACCCGGAGTACGCCCGGCAAAGTGACAAAGTCTACCCGCTCGCAGTGTTCAAGGTGGAGAACGAAAGCCGCCAACTGGCCAGCGATGGCCCCACCGGACTGGTCACCTGCGATTACGTCATTGCGGCAATCGCACCAACGTACAAAGCCGCCAGTCAGCTTGCTGACCTCATCGAGACCGCCCTCAACGGCAAGACATGGGCCGACACCACCAACGGTGTCAACATCCAGGGTTGCTTCCTCGCAGACGACGGCCGGCGGGAAGACATGGCAACCAACAATGATACAGAGGCGGCCAACCTGTACGTAACGGAACTGACCTTCAACGTCTTTTCAAATGCACTTTAGACCGATGATAACACGGTCACCAACGAGGAACCCACAATGACACAGACTGTCAGCAAAATCGCGTACGGCATCAGCCTTTCCTACAGCGCCACCCTTGGCGGCAGCTACACGGCGCTTGCGGAACTACTTGACATCACCCCGCCGGAAGAGACGGTGGAAAACGCCAAGGTGTACCGCAGCGACAACACCGCCGCCGTTGTGGAGAAGATCGCCGGATGGACAGACATCGGCGACGCCGAAGCCACGATCACTTACCAGCCTGGCGCACGCGCGTCGATTGCCGCGATGCGCGGCCTCTTCAAATTCTGGAAGGTGGTTTACCCTCTCGTGGGTTCCCAGGCCGCCAGCGACGTGGACAGCTTCTATGGCTTCATTTCCCATATCGGTAAGGAAACGCCGCTCAAGGACGCCATGAAGTGCAAGATCAAAATCACCATCAGCGGCGACAACACCTTCACGCAAGGGTCGTAACGTGATCCACTTGACGGCCGACTTTGCCGGATTCATCGCCGG